AATAGTTTTTTCTGCTGTTTCTTCTGCGTCTTTAACTACTTTCGCTTTCGTTTCCGCACTTAAATTGCTTGAATTTCCGTATAACTCACTAAATTTTTTGATACTTTCTTCTTTAGTTTCGTTAACTTTTTTAATGTAATCAGTTTTATATTGCTCAACGCTTTTAAGGATTTCTTGGTGTCCTTCATTAGCGTCTTTGTACAAACCAACGTACATTCCTTCTGAAGCTTGCCTTATATTGTTTGACATATCATAGAAATGTTGGTACTGTTTCTTGGTTTCTTCGCTAATCTTGGTTGTGTGACGTTCCATTCTTCCAGTAGCTTCATTGAATACGGTTTCCGTTTTAGATTTATAGAGATCAACTGCTGGCACTGCACTTTGCGTGAATGCCTTGTATATACCGTACCCAGCAGCCGCTACCGCTCCAACTCCAGCAACGACTGGCGCTGTTGCAACTGCAAGGCTTCCTAATGCTCCTGCACCTGCTAATAAACTTCCGCCCATGCTTGCTACTGCTGTTGCCGTTCCGCCTAAACCTAATCCTAAATCTAACAATAAAGGTGTAGCAGTTAATGCACTTCTTCCAATTGTACGCAAGGCTGTTGTACCTTTAGACATCACACTTGCAAACCTTGAACCACTTTTCGCTACTGTTGTAGCTGCGGTTGCTACTTTTGACGAATTAGCTTTAACCGTGTTACTTACTACAGTTGTTGTATTCCCTAGACCTTTAACTTTCTTACCAGTATTATTAGCAGTTTCTCCTAACTGCTTTGTTTTAGTCGTATAAACGTCAATCCCTCTGCCGTCAAACTCTTTTCTAGTCTTTTTGTTTGAGGTCTTAACGCTTCCTCCTGTATTGTTTATTTGAACGCCACGAAGTGCTGTCGCTGTATTTCTCGCTTCAACTTGAATAGCTTTCAATTTAGCAATAATAACATCACTATTTCTACTGATTGAGTTTGACTGTGTTTGATAAGTACTACCCATTTGAGACATTGATAGTTTAATGCTATCACTAGCCTTGACAATTAAATTAGCACTTCTTCCAAACTCTGTTGCGCTCTTGGTTGATTGAGTGCCAATACTTGAAATATCTTTTTTGAATACTTTGCCAACAAATGTTGATACCGCACCTATACCGCTTTTGAACAGTACAAACGCCTTAATCGCTTTACCTACACCAAAAGTTAGTGGTCCAATAGAAGCAGCTGCAAGAGCCGTCCAACCGACCACGCTTTGCATTGTTGGACTCATATTATTTAGAGTATCAGCAAAGTTTCCAACTACATTTAGCACTTGATTGACTTTTGGTAAGAAGTTAGTGCCTAATGTGATAGCAATATCAATAAGTTTATTTTTTGCTATTTGCAACTGACTTTCTGTTGTTTTGTAACGTTGTTGCGCTTCTTTTTGTAAAGCTGTATTTTCACGCCAACCTTGATTAGCAAGTTGAAGCGTATCACTAAATTTGTCACTTGCTTCTGACGCTCTCAAGATAGTATCTCTCAAACGCACTTCAGAAATTCCCATATCGTCAAGAATTTCAATAGCTGACTTACCTTGCGCTGAAGCATTCTTTAAGCCTTTTAAGAACATCAATAGTGCTTGTGACGCATCTTTTTCAAATGCTTGTTTGAATTGTGAAGCACTTACACCACTAGCTTTTGCGAAGTTGTCCAACGCTTCTCCGCCTTGTGTAGTTGCTAATTTCATCTGAACAAGCAACTTACTCATAGCACTACCACCCATTTCAGCCTCTATACCAACTGAACTCATAGCGGCTGCTAATCCTAGCACTTGTGCTTCAGTTAATCCTACTTGCTTACCAGCCCCAGCTAATCTCATTCCCATTTCAACAATTTCGCGTTCTGTTGTCGCTGTATTGTTACCTAAGTGAACAATAGTAGAGCCTAAACGGTCAACGTTGTCGACACTTGTTCCCATGATGTTACTAAATCGTGCTAATGATGTCGCCGCCTCAGTTGCTGTTAAGTTAGTTGCAACTCCTAAGTCAACCATTGTTTTAGAAAATTTCAGAATATCTTCTTTTTTAATTCCTAATTGTCCTGCCGCTTCTGCCACTTGTGCAATACTAACCGCACTAGCTGGCATTTCTTTAGACATCTGACGAATACCTTTACTTAACTTTTGATATTCTGCTTCGGTTGCGTCTGTAGTCTTACGCACTCCAGCAAAGGCACTTTCATAATCTTTAGCAAACTTAAACACTCCAGCACTTGCAGCCGCTATAGGCAAAGTAACTCCTAAAGTTGCTTTTTTACCAAAACTAACCATATTATCAGCTACCTTATTCGCTCTTTGCATGTGTCTAGTTATTTCACTAGCTTTAGCTGTAGCAAACGCTGTAGCCTTGTTCATTTCGCTTTTAAAAGTATCAAGTTTAACCCTCATTTCCGTATATAAGGGAGGTAAACCAATACTACCTACTGTCATATTTCTCCTCCTTTCCTAAAAAAATAAGAGGGACTAATAACTAGCCCCTCTTTAAGTTCTTATCTGCGTCTTTTCTTCCTAATCTGATTATGTTTTTTAACACTTCTTTAGCTTCTTCCGTTTGTTGCATGCTATCTATCCAACTATCGCGCCTTATAAGCAAATAGGTTGATAAAGGCAACTCCTCTAATTCTAAAAATGTTAAACCACAATAATCTGACATTCTTTTAAGTTCCGCAGTTCTCTTATCAAGGTTAATTTCCCATTCTTCCGTAGCAAAATATTTTTCGTATATTGCTTCCCTAATTACAAGGTCGTCTGGAAGTGGGATTTTTAGTTTGGGTCATTTACAATGGTATTCATTTGCATTAACAACAACGTCCAAATAGCGTTGATATATGCAATGTTAACTCCCTCTAGGTCGGCTTCATTTATTCTTACACCTTCTAAGTTACGGTTTAGACTTTTAGCAACGAATTTAACACGCTCGTTAACTTCTTTCACGGGGTCTTCGATTTTTTCAATCTCAACCATTTCACGCCAATCTTTAACTGTTAATTCTTGGATGTGTAAGACTTTTCCACCTTTCCAATCAACCTCAATACGTCTGTTTAAAATGTCTTTTAGCATATTTTAATATCTCCTATTCTACTTCTTCTTTAATTTCTGCTAAGAAGCCTTTTTTCTTCTCAACTGCTGTAAATTCAGCGTCAATAGTTGTTTCTTTTTCTGAGTTAAACTCAATAGAAAATCCATTCCCAGCTTGACCAATAAGTGTTACACGAATTTTTTTACCATTTTCTTTTGTATGAACAAAACGAACAATGTTAGTCGCTAAACTTCCGCCAGCTCCAAAAGTCAATGTTCTTGTTTTCTTGCTTGTATCTTCTGTTAATTTCGCTGTAGATAATTTAGTTAATAGTCCTAAATCCCATGTTAATACACCAGTCTTGAAGCTAATTTCTTCTCCTTTAATAAAACGTTTAACTGTTCTGTTGTATTGGTTTTTTACGTCATAGCTTTCAGGCTTATACTCTAAACTCGCACCGCCCGAACAGTGACCAACGTTATTATCTTCAGTTTCAATAACGTTATCCGCTGGAATTTCTCCGTTAGTTGCTGATACTAAATAAAGCTCCCCAGCACCTAAGATTATTTCATCAATTTTCTTTGCCATTTATTTACCTCTCTTTCTTGAACCATGTAATCTGTAAGTATTGTGTGCTGTCGTACAATTCAAAGTCTTGTAACGGCAATATACCCCCGCCACTTACAGAAAATCTTAAAGAGTAACCGTCTTTTAAGTGGTTACTCTCGTGTTGCTTATTAATTAAACTTTCTACTTTCATTCTGTAATTTTCTAATTCGTCAAAGTCATCTGTTACAATCCTAACTTCCAATGTATCAACGTTGATATAGTCACGTTGTATAGGAGTTAAACTATACCACGCTTTATCGCTGTGGATAGGTTGAAAGGTAAGCCCTGTAACTTCATCAAGCATTTTCTTAACTATATGTGAAATCATGTTACTTACCTCCTAACATTCGCATTATTGAGCCTAAATTCTTTTCTTTAGCGTCTTTTAAGAATGGTTGAGGCTTTTGCCCTTTTGTCGTTCTCCAACTACCGTCAATAAGTTTGTATCGCCACGGTGTTTTACGACCGTTTCCCGTTACTGAATACTGTCCAGTACCTTGGTGAACATAAGGGGCGTATGATGAGGTATTCCCTACTATACCGTATATTTCATCAGATTTTAGTTGAGTTCTACTCATCATACTCGCCCTTAATTTCCCTGTATCTGACGGGGCGTTCTCTGTCGCCTTACCCTCAAGAAATTTTGTCGCTTTTTCCATTCTTTCCTGCTGTATTGCAATTAATTTCCCTGTGGCTTCTCGCATTCCTCTTTCAAATTCGCTATTGTCCATTGACGTATTCTTTCAAAGTTAAGTGAGTTAGTCTGTGGGAGTTGTCAACGTTTAGAATTTCATATTGTACGTTATTTAACGTTATACGATTTTTTCTAGCTTGAATATTTCTCTCAAACGTTAAACCAATATGTGTTACTTCAGAATGTTTGAAGCCTTGGGGGTTGTAGAACTCATCTACTTTATGAATTGCAATTTTAATTGTTTTCTCCTCTTGCCACGTTTTTTTAGTAGCCCCTGAGGGAGTAGAAACGCTTTTAAAGGTCATTAAAGTTACTTCCTTAAAGTTAGTCATTAAACTCATAACTAAGCCTCCTAAATGACCTTAATTTAGTCTTAATACGTGCTGGTATATCCCTTTCGTAAGTGTAAGACACACTAGGATAACTTTCGGATTTTATTCCCTCTGTTCCTAAGGTGTTGTATCTAAACATGATTAAATCTTTGATAGTACTTTTATGCTTTTGATTTACTTCTTTTAAATTACAAAATTCTTGTATATCTTGGATAGCGTCCTCGTATAGAGATTCCACTATTTCGGACGCTACCCCTGGTCTTTTTGCTAATTCCTCTAAAATCTCTTGTTTCATGATTATTTACCTAAAGGCGTTTCTACGACTTTGTAGTGCAAGATAGCGATTGCGTCATCTCTTAATACTTTAAATCCGTATTTCATCAATCCACGTACCCCGTCAGCAAAAGCATTTTCTAAACGTAACGCTTCAGTCTTGTCAATTTGTTTGGCCCCACCAACTGCTGATTTGTGATGTGCTACTACTTGATTTTTCGGTAATTCTTCAGAAGTCATAACTTGAAGTCCGTTGATTTTTTGTCCTTCTACAAACCCGTTTGCTAAAATTACTGGATTATTAGTGAAACGTGGGTCTTTTGATAATAGACCTAAAATTTCAGCTGATACTGTTACGAAACGCTCTGCTTTTGGCACTTTCTTTTTGCTTAACTCTGTTCCTAAGTCAACAATGAAATCATATACGTTTTTAGCATGAATATCTTTTTGTGCTGTTTTACTTCCAATAGTCGCAGCTGTTGTTGTTCCAGTTAATACTGTGAATAAGTCAGCGTCGTAAGTTTCCGCTAAAACCATACCGTGTTCGTCAGCAATAGGTTTAAGCGTGTCTTTCTTTTGTTGCACTCTGTCAACATCATCAACTTTAATAGCAAAGTATTTTTGTTTTGGGAAAGTCATTTCAACTTGTTCAGTGTCAACTTCGTCCCATGCTACCGTACCTGCGTAGTCTTTAATTACTCCTTTTTTAATTTTG